TTATGCAACCCCAGTGCAAAACTTGTCATCTCATCGTCTGAACCAAACCAATTATTGGCTTTCGCCCATTCATTGGCTCGCTCATCCACTTTTACCGGGGCGGATTCTTTATCATCTGCTTGTACAGGTGTTTCCTTGTCCTGTAAAGGCAATTGTATATTATTTAGGCGGTCAGTTCTTATTTTAGCAGCCGTTAATTTCTCTTGCGCCTCAACAACTGCATCTGCTTCACCAGCTTCATAGGCTTCTTTGTACGCACTCTTGGCTTGTGCTAACTCACCTTCCGCTGTGCGTTTAGCTTGGTCAAGAAGAACCGTTTGGTTTTTGCTGTGAGAAGTTTTTAGGTTTTTGTTCTCTTCAACAAGTTGTTGAGCATACTTCTCCAATTCTTGGTTTGTACGAATTGCTTTCTCTTTTGCACGACGTTCGTCGTGGTACCCCTTGCTAAAATGTTTGATCCTCTTACGAACTTTTTCAGAGTAATCCGAAAGTTCCTCTTCAGTAACTTCTTCCGGAGGATCAGATGCCTTTCTACCTTGGTCAGCTTTCGGTGTATCATCTATAACCTCGACTTCAAAACCATCATTAGGATCTTCTACTTCTGCAACTTCTACAGTATCAGCAGGTTCACTCTCTTCCGCTGTTTTTTTACCAGATATATCAATTTCAATAGCACTGGAAGGTTCTATATCAATCGGTTTGTTATCTTCTTCGTCTGGAAATGTGTATTCAACTTTCTTGAAAGGCATATTTTAACTCCTATGCACGCGTGACACCACGCGGATCATTGACAATAGCTTCGATAGAATCATCGTTCATAAGTCGATATTCTTTACCGTCAACCAAAAACCGTGTTCCCGAATTAGCGCGAAACATGACATAATCACCCTCCTTACACCACGGTCCCGTAGGGAATCTGTCTTTGTCACTATACGCTTGCTCTCCCATATCCAGCACAAGTCCTATAATAGACAGAATAGTTTCATGCTGTTTCGCGGATACTGTTTTAATGATTTCCGTATCTTCATAAGTATCCTCAACTTCCGGCATTGCTACAAGAATATGATACCCAACTGGTACAGGAAGTTGTGCTTCTAATTCCTCTTCGTTAATAAGCAGATCTTTGCTTATAGTTATGGTTGATTTTGAATTTGAACTAGTCATGGTCGGTCCTGAATTTGAACTTATGGTAGATAATTGTTCAGTCATTATCGTTCTCCAAGAAATTGCGCGAGAGGTCTTCTACTATTGATTGCGAGAGTTGCAGACCCCGAAGCATCCCACACAAGCCCCTATATTCGGCGTAATCTTTTGCGCCATTAGTAGCAACACATTGTAATAGGGTAGTCTTCTGTTCTTCAATACGTTCGTTAAGCACGTCAAAGACGGTTTTGGCCATTCAATTTATTCTTTCTTGTTGTTAGGAGGGGCAGGGGGTGGAGTAGTCACAGTTTTAAATATCTCAAGGTCCAGTTTATCTGATTCTCTCTGAGTATCCGCATCCAGTTTAATCTGATCCTGTTTGGCATCTACTACGGCCCTGACCTTCTCGATTTCAACCCGTTGGGCATTTACAGCAACATCTGCTGCATCTTTCTGGGCCTTACGTATCAATTCAGCCTGTTGCAACTGTGTATCTGCCGCGTCTTTCTGGGCTTTACGCTGCACATCGGCCTGCTTGGTCTGTGCTTCCTGACGTCGTAACTGAAGTACAGGATCTTGGGCTTGTTGTTGTGCTTTTTGCTGTGCAGCTTGCTGCTGATGAGACTGTGTAAGCTGTTTAGCTGCCTTGGCAACAAGACGCGCAAGATCAACTTCAATCTCTTCGGGTAGTTCCTCATTTGGTGGTGGTAAGTCAACACCAAGACGTTCTTCTATCTGCCTTCTGTAATTGAAGCCTAGATGCTCCGCTATATGAGCTTGCAAAGACGCCATAATTTGTCTGGCCTGTGGGTTCTGCCCAATCAATTGAGCAACCATAGGATCTTGCATAAACGACATATGTGTACTGATATGAGCGTCGTGATCCTGATATATAAACGCTTTCATCGGTTTCCCTATAAGTGCGCTCATATTTTCGCTTATAGGATCTGTAGGCTTTATATCATCTTTCACAGGAACAAGTTTATCTGCATTCTTAATCCCCAACACTTCAATCATCTGTCTGTGAAGTTGAGGTAGATCATATATCTGTGGTGCTGCTTGGGCCATTGCCAAGACAGCCTGATACTGCACAACCCGCTGCGCCATAGTAGAGCTGTTCGGATCACTTACAGGAATCACATCCACAGAGTCATAATCTGTTCGGCGTGCTCCTACTTCTCCACGAAGCGGTTGGTAGTCGTATTCTTCCGGCGCGTACTCGGACATTATAACTTTCAGGAGTTTAAACTCCTGTTTCATCGCATAATGTACACGTGCCTGTACTGCGGCCATAGGTTTAAGAGTACGTTCAAGAAGTGCCAATGTCGTACCAACAGGAGCATTAGCCGACATATCAGAGATGTTCATATCACTGATAGCACCGAGCCTACGACCTTCCGTTGTGATTTGATTAAGGAGAGCCATAAGTGTCTGGCTTGGTTCCTTATAAGGAAGCGCATAAATATTATCGCGGATACTACCTGACGGTACATCCACATCACGCCACTCACCCGGATTTATAGGAGTATCATCTCCCTTGATCCTCATACCACGGGCTTTTATACCACCGGGCAAATTCGACAAAGTACCAGCATCTACAAGTTGGCGGATAAGACTCGTACCTGCTCTGGCATATCCACCGATAATGTGGATCAACCCAAGACCATAAAACCCAAACCCCGGTACATACACATAATGTACAAAATGCTGTCGCTTTAGCATTAAATCATCATCAGGATTCCAGTTTCGTCGTATTGCCAGTACTTCGGATGTTCCCCGTTCTATTGTCACTATATATGGTTTTGCTATCTCATCATCAGAATCATCTATACCTTCGATAACAAGATCAGCATGAATTTCATATACTGCATAACGATCATCATCCGTTATGGAGTAACCACCTTCTTCAGCTTTTCGTTCTTCTATATCTGTGTGGAATGGTTGCGGATCATCAAGATCTATTTCACGATAAAATCCGTTAGCCTGAAGTTTCTTCAGGTCGTTCTTTGTTTTACGCATAATATGCGTAACACGTTCTGCGCTCTCTATATGAGATGCACCATACGGTACAATCACATCTTCAGCAGGAATATAGACAGCCGCCTGACGACCTATATTAGGATCGTAATAAATCTTTTTAAAAGCAGAACCTGCAAGCCCCAGACTATATAAAAGTCTTTCATGCTCAGGTCGATATTCAACCATACGTTCCGTAAGTTCATAATTCATATCTGCCTGAACACGAGCTGCTGCTTCTTCTTTGTCCTTCGTTTCCTCACCAAGAATTTTTGTTTTCACCGGCCCCGAAGGAGGAAAAGTTTCACTCATAGTTTCCGCTTGGAACCGGATAGCGGCTTCTGCAAGTACAGTTGAATACACACCACACGCACCATCCCACGGGTCTGTACGTTCCTCGTACTTAAAACCAAGTACATCTAATCCCTTAACAAAAGTATCAGCCCAATCCTTGCGACTATCAATATCGGCATCCACTAATCCTATTACTTCATCAGTCAGCTTTTGCAGAACATCTTCTTCCAGTGTTTCAGCAAGATTGCTATCAAAAGAATCATCTCCGGATTCCTTACCGGGAATAAGTGTTACTTCAACACTCCCGTCATCAAGCGTAACCATATCAGGATTGACAATTTCAATCTCAAGTTCAGCACCAGTAACCGGGTTACCGGCGGCTCCATTAGGTGCAGGAGTTAATGCTTTTTCAATAGCCATAATCTATCCTTGTACTTCCACTATTGCCTCTGTTTCTATCCATACTTTAGCACCACAGGACAAAGGTTTATCGGGTCTGTATACTACCTTGCAGGGACCATCAATTAATACTTCCTGCCCGTCTCTGTTGTCTTTATATGTCTTGGTAGTAATAACAGGGTTACGCTCTCCTGTTTTGTTATTACGTTTTATAACATGTTGATTAACATGAACGTAAGTTTTCATACCTCAATAGTACCCACCAGTACGCTGTTTGAAATATCGTATTGGCTCCGGTTCATCAGTAGGTAGTTTTATAAACCCACCCTGCCTGAATCTCATAAGAGCCATTACCGTGGAATCAACCAGATCATCAT